CTACATCGGGCGGGTGGCAGAATGCTCTACAGCAGAATATCAGTATGCTCCCGGGATCAGTCGGAGCAGGCTCGACGACGAAAGTCACTGACTACTACAACTATGCCTCGGGCTGGCGGGTTCCGTGTATCGGGGGCCGTGCGAGCGCTGGCTCGCTTGCCGGGCTCTGCTGTCTGTATGCGTACGATGTTTCATCGATTGCGATTTCGAATATCGGGGGGCGCCTCTGCTTTTAATCGGGCACGAGGCGCGGGGCGCGCGGGGCGTAGGCTCCGTAAAACGAAAAACAAAAACGGATTTATAGGGTGTGATGCACTGTGCCTCAGGCTGGCAGGTTCCGTTAATCGGAGGCAATGCGAACAATGGCTCGAATGCCAGGCTCTGCTATCTGAATACGAACAATGATTCATCGAATGCGAATTCGAATATCGAGGGGCGCCACTGCAAAGCTGCTGCAAAACAGAAAAGTGTTCTTGGTGCATCGCATCCTCACCACTGGGTGAAACAATAAGCTGCCCCAAGTGGCTGGTAGGTAACACGAAGGTCATGGGGCAAAAAAAAGCAGAATGAAACGATACGGAAACTTGTACAAGAAGATCTGTGATCCGGAAAACTTATGGCAGGCTCATATCAGGGCGAGGCGTGATAAGTCACATTACATCGAGGTCAGGAGGATCAACAGGAACCCGGAAAAGTACCTTGGTCCGTTGCAGAAGATGCTCAGAGAGAAGACGTACAAGACCAGCCCGTATGATGTGAGTTTGAGGCAGGAAGGAAAGAAGATCAGGGAAATTTACCGTCTCCCGTACTATCCGGACAGAATTGTCCACCATGCAATTATGAACGTCGTCGAAAACATCTGGTTGAGCACCATGATCAGGGATACTTATCAGTCCATGCCTGGTCGGGGCGTTCATCTGGCGGCAGGACGGATCAGGAAGGCGCTTGATGATGATCCGAAAGGGACGGCATTCTGCTTGAAGGTAGACGTACGCAAGTTTTATCCGTCAGTGGACAACGACATCATGAAACGGATCGTCAGAAAGAAGATCAAAGATCCGGAACTTCTTTGGCTGCTCGATGAGATCATCAATAGCACCATGGGCCTTCCGATCGGGAACTACGTCTCGCAGATTTTTGGTAACCTGTATCTCTGCGAATTGGACCATTGGATGAAAGAAGAGAAGCGGGTCCAGTACTACTACCGATACTGCGACGACATAGTGATTTTCGGTGAATGCAAGGACGCGCTGCACCAGCTCCGCTATGATATCGAGCAGTACCTGAATGACCGCCTGAACCTGAAGATGAAAGGAAACTGGCAGGTGTTCCCGATCGACGACCGCGGTATCGATGTTGTCGGGTTCCGGTTCTTCCGGTCACACACCATGCTCAGGAAGTCAATCGCCTCCGGTTTCAAGCGGAAAATCCGCAAGATCGAACGGTCGTGGAGTTTCATGACGGAAACCAAGATTGTCAACGGCTTGATGAGTTACAACGGATGGATGAAGGATGCGGACTGTTCTGGGCTTCGCCGGGCGTACATGACGCCTTACATCAAGAAAATTGCCGCTTGCGCTTGCGCTCGATCAGGGCGCAAGGTTCCTGGTGCCTTGCTATGAAGCGATTCGCTGATTTCGCTGAGCCACCGAACATTCTGGATGGTGACAAGATCCGCATCGATGACGTGCTCAACAAGGAGCTGATAATTACCGGATGCCGATTCACCAGCACCAAGTATGGAGAGAAAAGCAAATCCGGAAAATGCCTGACGATTCAGGTGATGCTTGATGGACAAAAGCATGTCGTTTTTACGGGATCAGACGTAATAATCGACCAGATGACCAAGTATGAAAACGAGATCCCGTTTGCGGCAAAAATCAAGAAAATCAATCGCTACTACACTCTAACTTAATACGATACCCCCATGGCAAGCACTCAGCCCCGCAAAGCGTTTTTTGACCACGAGCCCCCGGAATTCGCGCCGCATGAAGGCGGCTGGTATGTTTACAGAAACCCGCAGAAGCTTACTCGCCAGGACGAGATGACTTTAGATACTATCGAGTACTGGACAGCTGAAGCGACGTGGCAAGAAAAAGATCCTACAATAAAATAAAATTTATAGGGATACGTATTAGGATAACATTTCCCTTTATCTTATAAAAGCACGCGCCCCAAAGCACTCTTCGACTCCCCTAAGCTCCACGAAAACGACGTACTATAATTATCGATATGGATCATAAGCCCCTTAAAAATAAGGGGCTTATTTTGTTTTTGAGTGCGAGGAGGTGCGGTAAGGTATTGTAAAGTGCGCTCAGTTTTGGTATATTTTATGGTGACATTTCGGTTTTTGCGGCAAATCGAGTTTCAGGATATACCCATGCCTAAGAAAGTCCCGCCGCTTTCGGCGCGGAAAATAGAGACGGCGAAGGCCGGCGAGAAAGCCATCACGCTTTTCGACGGCGACGGGCTTTTTCTATTCATTCCGCCACTGAAGTTCACGCCGCACGGCAAGCCGTTGCCGGCGTCAAAGCTGTGGAGGTTCAAGTTTCGCCATGGCGGGAAAGCAGGCCTCTTGTCTTTCGGCTCTTATCCAGCTGTCAGTCTGGAAGCGGCCCGCGCAAAACGTGCAGATGCTCGAGCACTGCTTGCACAGGGCATAAACCCGAGTTCGGAACGCCGCCGCGAGGCCCGTGCGGTTGCCGTTGCCCGGCAAATCGATGAGAACACGTTCGGAAAGGTGGCGCGCCAATGGCTTGACGTTGCATCGACGGAGTGGACGGACGGCCATGCCCGGACGGTCCGATCGAGGATGAACCGCGATATCCTGCCGGTACTCGGCCCGATGCGGATATCGGAGATCACCACAAAGGACGTTCTCGGCGCCCTGCGGCTGGTCGAGGCGCGCCAGGCATATGAGAGCGCCCACAGGATCAAGACGATCATCAGCCAGGTGTTTACGTTCGCCATCATCTCTGATATTCCGGGAGTGGTGAACAACCCGGCGGCCGGGCTTGCGCGCGTGCTGAAGCAGCCGCCGGTGAAAAGTATGGCGGCAATTCTGGATCCTGAAACGCTGGCGCGCCTGCTGGTAGATATCGATCGGTATACCGGATCCTTTATTGTCCGCTGCGCCCTGCAGCTTGCTCCCCTGCTTTTTGTGCGTCCCGGAGAACTCCGGAATGCCATGTGGCAGGATATCGACCTGGGCGCGGCCGTCTGGCAGATTCCGATCGAGCAGATGAAGTTTACCCTGAAGGAAAAGGCCCGTCGGAAAGGACAGGTTCATACCGTACCGCTTGCCCGGCAGACCGTAGGCGTGCTCACCCTGCTGCACCGGTTCACCGGATCCGGTCGGCACGTTTTTCCAGGGAGAACGGCGTCGAGGGTTATGAGCGGCAACACGGTGAACCATGCGCTTCGAACAATGGGCTGGGGGCCTGAAACCGTAACCGGACACGGGTTCCGCGCCACGGCCAGGACTATGCTGCATGAAACCTTGGGGTTCTCACCGGACGCCATCGAGGCCCAGCTCGGGCACGCAGTTCCCGACCGCCTTGGCTCAGCCTACAACCGCACCAAACACCTCGATGAACGCACCCGCATGATGCAGGCGTGGGCCGACTACCTTGAAAAACTCACCGGCAAAGAAGTCGCCGCTTCGCAGTGGGAAATGACAGGAATTTTTTGAGGATCAACAACAAAGGAGGAAAGCGATGAAAGCAAGATTATTGATAGCCGCAGCGATGCTGGTGTTCATGCTCCCTGTGACCGTAGGCGCAGCTGAGCCGAAAAGCTTTATCGAGGCAAAAGCCGCTGTTCGGGACATTTTAAGAGATCCAGCATCAGCGCAGTTTAAGTATCTGAAATTTCATTCCGGCCCGGTTCCTTGGGTAAGTGGAATGTTCAATGCGAAAAACTCCTTTGGAGGCTATACTGACTTTGAGAAGTTCGTGTACATCATCGAAATGCGCTATATCATCACCGAGAAAATGCAGGCAGAGCTTATGACTTCCGAATCTAAAGGCCCGGCAGGCAAAAACGGCGTCCAGTACGACCTGTATAAAAAGTATTTTATTGATGAATGGTGATCGTTTTCCCGGTATCGGGAATTCGATGCAAGGCCCGGCTAACTGCCGGGCTTTTGCGTTACGATGTAAATGATTTTGCCAGCTTTTTTTTTGCTGCTGACACTTTTCTTTTTGCTCTTTCGAGTTCCTCTTCTGCTGCGGCGACGATGTTCATTGCTTCCTCAATATCCGAACCTTTCAGCCACTGAAGTACGGTTTGGATATGTTCAATATTCCCACTTACAATTCCCGATGTTTCGCCGGCAAGGATTCCGAACCGATGCTTGCAATATTGCCCGTAAATACTTGCAGGGCAAGAGCATTGTGCATTGATGTTATTTCCTTCTTTTGTAAAAACAACCTGGTACGGCTCAAGTGATGAGCCCTGAACAAGAAATTTAATCGTGTCCATATCCGCTTCCCAATTTTAAAGGTTATTCTTTTTTCCTGCCTTTCAGTAACTCATAGATTTCAATCACCCGTTTTCCGATTTCCGAAGCCACATCGGCCATATTTCCGGCGCAGTATTCTTCCGGAGATTCATGCATGGCATTCCGTTTTTCCGAATACATGCGGCCTTCTCCGGTTAAAAGCCAGTGTATATTTATACCTCTTAGTCCAATTTCGTTGAGCAAAAAATCAACTTTTGGCTTAGAGTATCCAGTTCTCCAATTTGAATATGTAGTGTCTGTTCCGCCTAACAACCGTGCTAACTCGTTGTTCCCTTGGACATTAAGCGCTAATTCAAGCCTTTCGACGAATTTTTTCCCGTCCATTTTTTTTGAAAAAGTGATTCAATTATTTTGGAAATGTCTCAATTATATTGAATCTTAAATCAAGACGACTGAATGACTATACGAATAGAAGATAACAGGAATCATGCCAAGCGAAAAGAGAAAAAAGGAAATCAGGCTGGAACGGGGCACTATTGCTGAAGTTGCGAGAATATTGAACAGCAAGCCCGGCGAAGCGATCACGAAGGATGGTGTCGCAAAAAGAGTCAGAACGCGGTCACACGTTGAGACACTCAGGCTGGCTGTCAAGGTGAGTGCCCGGCTCAAAAAGAAACGGGATCGCCATGCAAAGGCAATTGAGGCCGCCGAAAACGAGGCAAACCAGCTGGAGAACTGATCATGTCGTGCAACACCTACACCCACATGACGGATTCGCTGCGTTTTGCGCTGATGATATGCTCTCTTGCCGAAATGGCGCGGCGCTGTGAGGCGTGGAGCAACGTCTGCAGCGGTACTCTGCTTGAGCAGTTGTATCTGGTGCTGGTTGACGGCATCGAAAGCGGCGACGAAGCAGCCGCAAGAGTACTGGCCCGAATCATCATCAATCGCATGGAGGCCGCATGAATAATGAGATGCCTCGATTCCTGCGTCTGAAAGACATCATCGGCGACCGTCGTGAGAATATCCCGGCAATTATCCCGGTGTCGAAAACCAGCTGGTATACAGGGGTACGTAAAGGGACGTATCCGAAGCCGGTGAACATTGCTCCCAGAACGACAGCCTGGCGCGAGGAGGACATCCGCGCTGTAGCAGAAAAACTGAATGCGAAGGAGAATACAGCACATGAAAACGATAGCTCTGACGCCATCACAATTACAGAGTGCCAGCCAGGATACAGGCAACCATCAGGAAGCATTGGCCCAGAGAGACCTGAGGAGGTGCTTTTATGAGAAAAGGGATCCTGAAATGGGTAGACACAACCGGACAGCCTGAAATGGTACTACGGATGCAAAGTCTTTTCCCTAATGGTGTTCCGGTAGTGATTCTGCACAAAACCGGCAGTCCCTACAAGTGGATGATCAATTTTGACAACCGGTCCCGGAGCCTGGAAGATTCCCATAAGATAGCGACGGTAAGGGCACAGATGCTGATGATGGCTCTTGACCGGATAATCGGCATTGACCAAGATGAAGCATTTGAGCAACTGACCTGGGCAATGAACGGGCCTATAAAGCTATTGATCGGGGATCTGATCGCAAAAGGAATAGCAACTATACAGGAGGAAACGAAACCATGTTGAAATGGCTGAAGGAGTGGATTTGGGGCCCGGATTGGTACGACGATCCGGCTTTATTCGAAGGAGTTCTCGGGCGAGTAGCGGAAGCCGCCATCAATGCGGTCTTGTGTGTCCGGGACGCATGGGATGAGTGGAAGCAGTATTGGTAAGCCAGGCAAGGAAATACTTTGGAGTGAGATGATGAAAGGGAGAACGCCGACAAGAGCGGAGCAGGAGTTCATGGACAAGGCGGCATCGATTGGGTGCATAGCCTGTCTGCTTGAAGGGCGCGTGGTGATGGAGGTATCAATCCACCACATCAACGGCAGAACGAAACCGGGAGCGCACTTCGAAATCCTGCCCCTTTGTGCCGGTCATCATCAGGAAGGAACTGGGATCCCCGGCCTCATAGCAGTGCATCCCTGGAAGACAAGGTTCGAGGAAAGGTATGGAAAGCAAGAGGAGCTACTGCAGATGGTAAGGATACTGATCGATTATTGCGAACAACGGAGGCGCGGGGTCGATCCCAGTATATGCAGGCAGGGGGTAATTGAAAAAATGGCGGGTTAACAGGATGAAAAGTGTAACGCTGAAATGGAGAAAGGGGGTAAGCCTATCCCATCACCATGAAAAAATCAGGAACATTTTTCCGGTCGGGATCCCGACGGTAAAGAAGGATGAATACTATTACCTCGATACCAGCAGGGTTACGCCGGAGATTATGGCTACTTGCAGAAGCATAGCCTACGGTCAAATCCTGCATGATCAGTCGAAGGTGGAAAAGTTGCTCAATGCGCCACTTATTGTTGCCCGCGAATCATGGATCAACGATGTCGGTCTTATAGATGAATCCGATAAAGAGGATCAAGGACAGCTGAACCTTTTTTGATGTCAACGAAACCACACATAAAGAAGCTGCCCATGCCGAAATTCAAGCGGGTTACAGGGAATTGGAGATGCACGAGTGACAGACGGATATACGCGATTGAGCAGGTAGACCATGACGAGAAAGACAGGTATATCGGTACGGCAACAAGCATAGATGATGCGATCGATATTTGCAATGAGCACAACAAAAACCACAACTCAGGAGAATGAGACAATGCTGAAGCAGATTTTACCGGTCAAACTGACCGACGAAGAGAAGCTTGAGAAAGCCAGGCAGTTATCGGGGCTGATCGATGAGGTCACCAGCCTGCAAGAGGAGCAGAAGGTTGTCAGTGCTGACTATAAAAAGAGGATTTCGGAAAAAGATCTTGATGCAAAGACGACAGCGAAGATTATCCGTGAAGGCCACGAACTCAGGGCTGTAGAAGTCATTGAGCATAAAGATTACGGTGACCGGAAGATACGAACCATACGGAAGGACACCGGGGAGGTTGTGGGTATCAAGCCGATGGAGCTTGACGACTTTCAGGAAGAGATCTTCGGAGAAGATCGGCATCGGGGGAAGATAGCCTATTTGGGCGAACACCCATGATGATGAATTGGCAATGAGTATCAATAACAAACCGGATGAGATATGGGCGCGACTACGGACATAACCTGGGCTGAAGCTACATGGAACGCTGTTTACGGGTGTTCTCCGGCTCCAGGGAATAAGGGTTGTGATAACTGTTATGCGAAACGGTGGGTACATCGCTTTGCTGGTCATCAGAACAAGCTTGGAGAGACATCAAGAGCTGTCGAGAACTGGGACGGGAATGTCCGCTTCATGCCCGAAAGGCTGATCATCCCGCTGAAATGGCGGACACCGAAAACGATTTTCGCAAACAGTCTTTTTGACCTCTTTCACCCGAACATTCCGGATGAATGGATCGATAAGATTTTTGCGGCTATTTGCGCGGCTCACTGGCATCGTTATCTGATCCTGACGAAACGAACGGACAGAATGAGAGTATATCTGACGACGCCAGGACGATATCACCGAATTAGTCAGTATTGGAGTGATCTGGTCCAACTCGCTTTCATCAGGAACGAGTATCCGAAACTCAAGCCGGGAATGAAACCAATCGACCCCAAGAAACCGGTATTTCCTCATGTTGCTTTTTTGGCATCGATAAGCACTCAGGCTGACGCTGATCGACTGATTCCCGACCTGCTTGAGACTCCGGTCGCATATCGGGGTGTGAGCTATGAGCCTTCATTGGGGAAAATCGACCTTCAGAGGCCGGCGCCTCATTCATGCGAAACAGAGGATTGTGTACGACACGGCAATTGCCCGCCATGGATGATACAGCTTCTCGACCTCGTAATAATGGGCGGGGAGAGCGGCCCGAAGGCGCGGCCAATGCATCCAGATTGGGCGCGATCGATGCGCGATCAATGCGCGTCGGCTGGCGTGCCCTTCCACTTTAAGCAATGGGGAGAGTTTGCTCCGTGCCCTATTAATCCTTGTGAAGTGGATATGGTCACTGATGCCGTTTTCAAGCACGGCCCAGGCCATGATGGCTTTGTGTGGCGCGTCGGCAAAAAAAACTCCGGACGACTCCTTGACGGTGTCGAGCATAACGGTACGATTGATTGGGGGATATCGAGATGACAAAGCAGCTCAGGCTTGATATTGATAACGAAATCATCGTAGACAATTTCGCCGGTGGTGGAGGCGCATCAACCGGTATAGAAATGGCACTTGGTAGACGTGTTACCGTAGCGATCAATCACGATCCGGAAGCCATCGCCCTACATACGGCGAATCATCCAGAAACACAGCATTATTGTGAGAGTGTATGGAACGTCGATCCTCGCACTGTGATGCCGGGGAGATCGATCGGGTTACTCTGGCTTTCTCCAGACTGTAAGCATTTCTCCAAGGCGAAGGGCGGGAAACCGGTCGAAAAAGGCATCAGGGGACTTGCATGGGTTGCCCTGCGGTGGGCTGCAACGAGGCAGCCGAGAGTGATCATGCTCGAAAACGTCGAGGAGTTTTTGACTTGGGGCCCGATAGCCCCTGACGGGCGTCCGTGCAAAAAAAACAAAGGGCGTGAGTTCAAGGCGTTCAGAAACGCCCTGAATCGCCAAGGTTATTATGTCGAATGGCGAGAATTACGCGCATGCGACTATGGGGCTCCGACAATCCGGAAGCGCCTTTTTCTCATAGCCAGGCGCGACGGGATGCCGGTTGTGTGGCCGGAACCTACGCATGGGCCCGGCAAAAAACCATACAGAACTGCGGCTGAATGCATTGACTGGTCATTACCTTGTCCGTCTATTTTTGAGCGGTCGAGACCACTGGCAGATGCGACGTGCCGCAGGATAGCCAAAGGGATCATGCGGTACGTGGTCAATGCTGCGGAGCCTTTTATTGTCCCGTTGACGCATCACGGCGCGGAGCGGCGGTATGGTATAGAGCAACCCCTTCCAACCATCACGGCGGCACACCGTGGAGAGATGGCGCTTGTGTCCCCGGTCATAACCGAACACGCCAACGCATCGAATCCACGGAGCTGGTCGGCTGACGAGCCCCTCAGTACCATCTGTGCACAGGTCAACGTCGGGCATCATGCACTCGTGACGGCCTTTCTCGCAAAGCACTATTCCGGAGTGGTTGGTTCTGAACTGGAACAGCCCATCGGGACTGTGACCAGCGTTGACCATCACAGCCTGGTCGCTGCTCACATAAAAAGAGATTACGGGTCATCTATTGGACATCCAGCAAGTGACCCTTTGGGGACGATTACAGCCGGAGGCGGCGGAAAGTCTGCATTGGTTACCAGCAATTTGATCAAGATGCGCGGCAATAACGTCGGACAGGCGACAGATGAGCCGCTGCGAACAATCAGCGCAGGAGGGACTTACTTCGCAGAGGTCAGGGCTTTTCTGGTCAAGTATTACGGCAACGAGCAGGACGGGGTGGAGCTCTCTGAGCCTCTGCATACCGTCACATCGCGTGACCAGTTCGGGCTGGTAACGGTTGATGGGCAAGAACACTCAATCACAGATATAGGGATGAGGATGCTTGCGCCGAGGGAGCTTTTCAGGGCTCAAGGGTTTCCGGATGACTACATCATCGGCGACCGTCCGGAGCAAGGCATGATTTTGACGAAAACCGCTCAGGTGCGCATGTGTGGTAACAGTGTTCCCCCTCCTCTTGCTTCCGCGCTGGTTGCTGTGAACGTGCCCGAGATGGCCGTGGAAAGGAGTTGTGTTGCATGAGTGGCCGGCGAGCTTATTACGCAAAGGCGAAGCGTAAGAACGGGGAGCTTACAGGCACCGAAAGCCGATATCGGGATTATCTTCAGATGCTCAAGAAATCAGGTCATATCCTTGAGTACTGGCATGAGCCATTTAATATTCGCATTGCTGAAGGGGTTTATTACAAAGCCGATTTTATGGTTCTCGGTATGGATGGTGTTCTCGAAATCCATGAGGTCAAGGGGTCTGCAGGAGTGATAGAGGAAAAGGTGGTGATAAAGGCAAAGATTGTTGCAGAGAGGTTTCCTTTCCGGATGATGATTGTTTGGCCAAAACTTGCCCGTGATGGCCGTGGCTGGAATTATCGGTGCTTTGATGAGGATAGTGGTTTGTTTGGCGGTAATCGGATTAATTCGTGAAAATGGCTCGAATCAGAACAATTAAACCGGAGTTCTTCCGGCACGAAAAGCTTCAGGATCTTGCCCTTGAGCACGGCGCAGAGGTTATGCTGGTTTTTCAGGGGTTATGGGGCCATTGCGATAAATTAGGGCGTTTCGAGTGGCGGCCTCGATTACTAAAGCTTGATATTCTGCCGTTTCTCCATTTTGATATGGCGGATATGCTGGGCATCCTGGAGTCCGCAGGGTTTGTGCGGCGTTATTCCGTCGATGGTCGAGAGTACGGTGTTATTGACAGTTTTGTAGAGCATCAGCGGATTGGCGGAAAGGAGGCTCAAGACCCTGAGAAGCACCCGCAACCGCCAATAAAAGCGGGTGAAGAGGCAGGGAAGCAACGGGGAAGCAATGGGGAAGCAATAGGGATTGCAGGAAGGGAAGGGAATAGGAAGGGAATAGGAAGGGAAAAGGAACCTATAAGAGAGAGAGAGGAGCTGGAACGTGAGACTGAAAATCCAGCGCCAAAAAGCGCGCTACCAAAAAAGTTTCTTGACTCTCCATATCGAGCTGAGTCTGAGGCTTTCGCTGAGTGGTTTGCTCGGGATATGAAGCCGTCAACAATTCGCGGAACGCCATCAGAAGTTGAGCAGTGGGCGTTAGTGTGGTACCATCTGCGTGAGACGGATAATCGTTCCGATGTGAAGGAGTTGAGCGAAGTTATAGCCTGGGCTCGAGGTGACCCCTTCTGGAGCCGGAACTTCCTCACACCGCTGAAGCTCCGGCAGCGAGACAAGAACGGGCAGATGTTCATCGACAGGTTTAAAGCGGAATATCATCAACAGCAAGCACGGCAACAAAATGGACAGCAGAGAGGCATTACTCCAGACAAGCTCCAGGACATTTTCGATTGGATTGATCGAAACCCCAAGATTCCTGCCTGAAACGAATGAACTGTCGGTTTACACCGGTCGTGTGCTGGACAAGTCGATAGGGAAGGAACTCGCTACAAGGGTAGCTGTTGCATTCCCTGAGATGAGCCCGGCCAAAGCCATGCTGTTGATCGAGATGATGATCGACGAACAGTTCACTGAACAGCGGGGGCAGGACGCGGTGAAGCAGGTTGTAAAACAGCATGTAGCATGGGGTAAAGAGCCGCCAATAGGCGCGTTTATCAGCTACGATAGGCGCGCAAAACTGTATACAGGATCTGAGATACAGAAACTGCACGACGATGGTGCAGCGAGGTGGTCGGACTTTGCGATAGCGAGGATTGAAGGGGTGAGTGGGTGTCGGTCTGCAGGGCCGAAGCCGGTTCGGTTCATCCGGAGGGTAGACGCCGAGATGTACAGCATTACGACAACCGAGCCGAAGGAGCAAGGCAAAGACTGGAAAGATTGACTATGAGCAAAACAAGAGGAATAGCGTGTTTGGCTAAAACGGTTAAAGCATCAGAGATTGATCTGATGACGACGGAGCAGCTTAAGCAGAGGGTTATCGATCTTCAGCGTGAGATCTACCGTCTGCAAAAAGACCGCGCTGAGCTCAACAACAAGATACAGCGAAAGGCCGCCGTCATTGAACACCTTCAGGACGCCGAACACCGGAAGATTGTCGAGACTATTCAAAGGCTTCTATCTCTCTAATATGTCTCATTATGATACATGAAGCGCGGGTCCTTCCTGGCCTCTGTAGGATATGAATGGTTTCGTGCCGCGCGGTTTTTTTAGCGTGACATTGTTTTCGAAGTGTTTCGGTTTCACTTTATCGTTTTATAATGAAAGAGGTAACGGTTAAAGAACTTGCTGATATCATAGGGATTTCTTCCCGTAGGGTGCAGCAGTTGGTTACCGACGGGGTGTTTTTGAAGGCGAAACGGGGGGCTTATCCGGTTGCTGAAAATGTGCAGGCTTATATCGACTTTATGATCCGATCAAAACAGGAAGAATTGAATTCGATCGATCACGAAGAGTTGCGACTGAAGCGGGCTCAGGCAGATATGGCAGAACATAAACTGGCTGTTGCGCAGGGTCGATATGGAGAAATGGAGGTGATGCATGAGAAGTATCGTGACAGGGTACTGAATATGAGGGAAAAGCTTTTGCGGCTTCCACGGAGATTGTCCCTGATAAAGCTGCCTCATGAACCTAGAGAGAAGGAAATAATTTATCGACGAGAAATGAATGATGCACTGACAGAGCTTGCAAAAAGCGAAGAAAGCGAAGGAGGTGAAGAATGATCACGATTCACAACATGGACGTATTTGCAGATTTGGCTTTGAAGGAGGATGCGTGAGTTATTTGAGTGCTGCAGCGATTGATGCTCGGGCTGGGGAGTTGTTGATGGATTTGCTTCCTCCTCCACTCGAAACGGTTTCTGAGTGGACTGATGAGTATCGATATACGGAGAGGGGAAAGTATTACGTTTCTATGGCGGAGTACCAGCGGGAGCCGATGGACGCCATTTCCGATCCGTTCGTTGAAGAGGTTGTTCTGATGTGGTCCGTGCAGACCGGAAAAACGGAGTTGATCTTGAATACTCTTGGCCGGTTTGCTCATCGGGAGCCTTGCCATATGATGTGGGTGCTTCCGATGATTGAGATGGCGAATAACATGAGCAAGGGCCGCCTTGACCCGATGTTTGAAAAGACGCCGCCTTTGCAATCGCTTCTTGGAAGGCACGGGACACGAAACGCTGATAACTCAATGAGGTTCAAGCGGATTCCTGGAGGGTTCATCATTCTTGCCGGCGCAAATTCTCCGGCATCGTTGAGCAGCTACCCGATAAGGATTCTGGTTGGCGATGAAATAGACCGATGGGGTAAGCTGGTAAGGGGTGAGGGTGATATCCTGATGTTAGCGCGCAAGAGAACGACAAGCTATTCGGACCGGAAAATCATTTTGGTGAGCTCTCCGACGACGAGGGGCGCATCGCGGATTTACCCGGCGTACATGGAAACAAACCAGAAACGCCGGTTTGTTCCTTGCCCACATTGCAACGGCATGCAGACCCTGAAGTTTCCGAACCTGAAGTTTGAGTACGACAAGGAGGCTATACAGGCCTTGACGGCTGACGGTGATGATGAGTTTGATTATAAGCGGAAGGCGATTGCTGCTCACATTCATGCGTATTTCGTTTGCGAGCTGTGTGGCGCGGTGATTGAACATGACTGGAAACATGAAATGGTGCAGGCCGGAGAGTGGCGGGCGAAGTACCCGAAAATCCGGGAAAGACAGGGGTTTCACCTGTGGCAGGCGTACTCTCCTTTTGTTACCTGGGCAGAGACGGCCGCAGAGTTTTTGCATTCGGTCGGGTATCCGGATCGGATGCAGGTTTTCACGAATACGGGTTTGGCCGAGTTGTGGGAAGAGAAGGGCGGAAGAATTGATGATGAGCCCCTCATGGGCCGCCGGGAACGGTTCCCCGAAAGGTTGCCGCTGAAGGCTGAAATTATTACCTGTGGGGTTGACGTGCAGGGCGATCGGCTGGAGGTTGAGGTTATCGCCTGGGCTTCGGATGGGGAAAACTGGTCCTTGGAGTATTCGGTTCTCCGGGGAAACACGGAGCTGATTTCGACGTTTGACCAGCTTTTTTCCGTAATGGATCAGCATTGGGTACGTGAGGACGGGGTTGTGATTTCGGTGGATATGATGGCGGTTGATACCGGATATAACCCGACAGATAAGAAGAATACGGAAGGAGTTGATTCACATGTGGTTTATCGGTGGGTTCGGCAGGCGGCGCGGGTGCACAAGATTATTTCTGTGAAAGGCGCGTCCCAGCGGGTTGAAGGTGTGGTGAAAGAGTCGAGGGTCGGTAAAAGCCGGCAGAAGCTTTGGCTGGTTGACGGTAACCAGGTGAAGGACGTTGTGCTGAGGAGGTTAGAGATTGAGGCAGGGAATCCTGGTAGCGCTCATTTCCCCCATGACCGGGACAAGAACTATTTTATGATGCTGACGGCCGAGGAGAAGAAGAAAGTAGGGGGGATCATGCAGTGGGCCAAGATCAGGGAGCGAAACGAGGCCGTGGATACCCGTGTGTATGCGTATGCGGCGTTATTGGTGCTGAAACCGAAGTGGGGGAAGATTCGGCGCCGAAAAGCTCCTGATGAGGCTGTTTCGGGGCAGGATCCGGTTCAGGATGTTACGCATGAGGAACCTGTTGAGGAGAAAAGGAAAAAAAGTTTGAGGCTGGTTCGAAAATTAACATTCAGACGGAGGAGGTAGAGGTTATGGGTGCGAAAACGGAAATCAACTGGTGCGATGCGACGTGGAACCCGGTGATCGGGTGCACCAAAGTATCGTCAGGATGTGCGAATTGCTACGCTGAAAAAGTAGCTAAGAGGTTTGGGACTGCAGGGGAATATTACAATAACGTGGTGAAAGACGATGGATACGGAACCCCAACAGGTTGGAACGGGCTCACGGTTCGCAAGCAGCCGAAATTCAATCCTCTGACAGCCAGGAAGCCCAGGACAATCTTTGTTTGTAGCATGGGCGATCTTTTTCACGAAAGAGTTCTGGATGACTGGATCGATGAGGTAATGGAGACGATCAAAGCGGCATCGTGGCATCGGTATATGATCCTGACAAAAAGACCGAAACAGATGCTGTCATACATGAGGATTTTCCCATGGGGGAAACCTCCCTCAAATCTTGCTCTTGGTGTTTCGATTGAGGATCAGGCAACGGCAGATAAACGGATTCCGCTGCTCTTGCAGACGCCAGCCGCAAAACGCTTTGTGAGCTTCGAACCTGCTCTCGGCCCGGTGAATTTATGCACAAGTGGAGGACTTTGGTCAGACATGAACAATCAGCCTGTTAAAAATGGCCATAGTATTGGGCATGGGATTGACCTTGTTATCATGGGCGGGGAGAGCGGGCCAAAGGCGAGGCCCATGCACCCGGATTGGGCGCGATCGATGCGCGATCAATGCGCGTCGGCTGGCGTGCCCTTCCACTTTAAGCAGTGGGGCGAGTGGGCTCCGAATTGCTTGTGCGACACAAGGGAGGCGCACAAAACGATTAAACGTCCGCAACCAGGCAAGCCGGGAGTGATGTTTCGCTGCGGGAAAAAAGCTGCAGGGCGACTCCTTGACGGTGTCGAGCATAACGGATCAATCATCTGGGAGGACTGAACCATGAATGAGGCAAGCAAGCCAGCGTTGATCCTTACCCCATCTCAGCTGCATATACTTGGGCATGCGGTTGGATGGCCAAAACAGGACAGAAACTACTTCTGCGCTATCGAAGGATTTCAAGATCATGAAAACTGCGAGCTGTTGGTTTCGAAGGGCCTTATGCTGAAAAAACCGAAACTTAGCTGGGTTCCGGAAGACATCTATCATGTTACTGCGGCAGGGATTGCCGCTATCAAGGAGTATGAGAAATGAACGAAGCGATTTTTGAAGCCGACCAGCAGCCAGCAAAACCGATGACGGGCGACAGGCCCGGAGATCAGCCCGTAACGCCTTCGGCAACACCGGAGCAGGGTGAGCTTGAGCGTACAGCGAGATATTTCCTTGGAACATGGCGGTATGTTGACCAGATCATCGCCGCCCACAAACGCGACATGGCGGCATTATCCGGCGAGTTGAATGTTTTTATGGAGAACGTTGCGGCAACAGAGAATCTGCTTAAAAGCAACATAACCGAACTCGAAGCGGAGGTTGAACGGCTTCGGAAAGAATCCATCCGCGTTTGCCGCTGGACGCCGCTTGATGAGGATTGCCCCGGCGCATACGAGACGGCGTGCGATCACGCATACCAGTTCGAGTCCGGGTGGCTGAAAGACAATGCATCCACCAAATATTGCCCGCGCTGCGGCGGGCGAATCGTCGATGCAGCGACACCACAGGAGGGTAACGCATGACTTGCGTTCCGATTCCAGGCGGGATCCTTTGTATGGCGCAGACTGAAATAGCTTGCCCGGAGTGCGGATCGGTTATTGATGTTGGCGAAAGGATGGAGAGATCGAAACGGGGACACTGCGTGCCGATGTGTCATTCTTGTGGGCTTCGAATCGACGTTTATGAAATGATCGATGGAAAACTCCGCGTGAGTCCTGCAGAGAAGCAGTCTGTAACCAGAAAAAGGAAAAAGCATGATTAAGATCACTGAGAATAATGAAGGGAAAAAACCATCATGAATATTTCTGTTGAGTCGAATGTGAAGGAGGTGCTTTCGGAGTTTGACCGGATATCGAATTTGAGTATCCCTTTTGCGATTAAAGAGGGGATTAATGACACGTTTTTCCAGATGCGGCAGGAGTTGCCTGGGGTTGTGGAGTCGGAGTTTGATAAGCCGGTAGCTTTTACGAAGTCGCCGTATGCGTGGGACGTGGAGAAGGCTCAGAAATATGCTTTGGTTGGCATGATCAAGATGAAGCCGTTGCAGGCTGAGTATATGCGGTTTCAGGTGTATGGCGGGACGGAGTACCCGAAGAAACGCGGGATCCCGGTTCCGACGGCCGGAGGGAAAATGAAGGCGTCTCACGGAGGATTGAAAAAGACGTGGAAAGCTGCGCTGAACGATAAAATGTATTTTTCGGGAAAACCGAAGGGGGCGAAGTGGGCGAGTTCTCCTGCTGGAGTGTGGCGCCGGACGGCAACCAAGGTCAGCAAAAAGACCGGTCGCAGAACAAAGGGGCGGTTGCGGCTTGAATTGTCGTGGGAGTCAGCAACGCATTACCAGGAGCGGTGGGATTTTCATGCTTATGCCACAAAGTATTTTCAGGCGCGGTTCAGTGATAATTTCAGGAAACGGCTGCAGGAGCAGCTTGCCCGGCGTGGCTGACAAAGTTTTCTGTTCTATATAGAAAGACTTTTTTTTACTGCTATTTACATAACACTCTTGCCGTGGTAAACTGTTTAAAACATGTTTGCCATGGCGCTTACGTCTACTCCTTCAAAGATCACAGTTGGCGATTCCGTCCGTTGGACGCGTTCGTTTGCTGATTACCCGGCTCCCGGCTGGGTATTGAGCTATGCGTTCGTTATGGCCGGAGAGTCGATCATGATTAACGGGGAGCAGTCGGGCAGCTCGGCAGACCATCTCATTTCTATTCCAGCAGCAACCTCGGCCGACTGGACGGCTGGACCCTATTCTTACCAGGCATATGTAACATCAGGCAATGACCGGTTTGTGGTTGAAACCGGCACTATTGTTATTGCTCCGGATTTTACCGCGCAGTCCTCCGGTCTGGATAACCGGAGTTTGGCGGCCAAGGCGCTGGCGGCGTTGGAGAGCGTGATTCTTATCCGCACTGCACAGCCGCATCTGGAGTACACAATCAAGGATCGAAACATGAGGTTTGCCCCTCTTCCGGAGCTTTTGGAGTCGAGGGACAGGTTGCGTGCCGAGGTTCAGCGGGAGCATGCGCTGGAGCGCAGGCGGAAAAATGGCGGAAGTTTGTTCAAGGCGGTTAAAGTGAGGTTCACGTGAGCGAGCTTCTGCAGAATGGCCGGCTTCTGGAAATGCTGAAGGAGCCTGCAACGGGAACGGGAATCAGATCGGCTCCGGTTTCGCGGGTGGTGACCGGTTCATCGGGGATTATGCCGAAGCATGGTCGCCGGCAGTTCGGCGCGGCGACGGTTGATCGGTTGTCGATGGATTGGCCGACGGTGAATCTGTCGGCGGATGAGGTTGTCGGGCGCGATTTGCAGAAACTCAGGGGTCGCAGCCGGTGGCTGGCATCAAATAATGGGTATTACAAGCGGTATTTGCGGCTGAACGTGCAGAACATCGTCGGGCCGAAAGGCGTAAAGATCGATGCAAAAGTGAAGCTGGACGCCAAGCGGTTCGACAAGCTGGCAAATACGGCGATAGAAACCGCCTGGGCTCAGTGGAGCAAGAAGGGTGTGCCGCTATTTGGGTCGCAGTGGACCCGCAGGGATCTTGAGAGGGCGATTGTGTGGAATGTGGTTCGCGACGGAGAAGTTTTCCTGCGGAAACGGTACGGCGCCGGGCCGTTCGGGTTTCAGATCGAGATGATCGACCCGATGAGGGTTTCGACACAGATAAACCGGATTCTTCGGGACGGAGCGGAGATTATAAACGGCATCGAGTACGACGCCGACAAGGTTCCGGTAGCGTACTGGATCCTTAAAAAAGGTATGCGCAGCGATTACACTGGCGAAACCGCCATTCGCACCGAAGCAAAGTACATTGAGCACATTTTTTTCCCCAGCGAAGCAGAGCAGAAACGCGGTTGGCCGTGGATGGCAACAGCAATGCAGCGCGTGCATATGCTGGACAAGTATGAGGCCGCCGAGGTTGCTACGGCCCGGCTTGCGGCCGAAAAGGGCGGGTTTTTCAAGCAGTCCGTTCCGGATGCGGACGATTACGCCGGAGACGACGAAGAGGGGTCATCTGAAATAGAGTTTCTCGACAGTCAGGCGGCGACGTTTGGCGTTTTGCCGCCGGGGTTTGAGTTCCAGCAGTATGACCCGACACACCCCACAACGGCGTTTGACGCTTTTTCGACAAAGCTGCTCCGTGGAATTGCATCGGCCGGAGATGTGAACTATACCAGCCTTGCTAACGACCTGAGCGATGTGAATTACAGCAGCGCCAGAATCGGTATGCTGGAAGTGCGGGACAACTGGCAGGAGAAGCAGCAGTGGCTTACTGAGTGGGTTCATGAGCCGATTTTTCCTGAGTGGCTGAAGATGGCGATGGCTGCCGGCAAGATAAAGCTGCCGTTCTCGCGGTTCGAAGAGTTTGTTGCGGCGGTTTCGTGGATCCCCCGCTCGTGGGCGTGGGTTGACCCGCAGAAGGAGGCCGTTGGGAACCGGGAGGCTGTTGGGTTACGGGCAAAAAGCCTTGGCGAGGTGTGCCAGGACCGTGGCGTAGAGTTTGAGGAGGTAATCGACAGCCTGGTGAAAGAGAAGGAGTATGCAGAATCGGCAGGTATCGACATGTCCGCAATATTTGGGGTGCCGACAAAAGGCGGCGCGGCGGATGAAGCGAGAAGCCTGAAGGCGCGAATAGAGGCGCTTGAGTTGGCGCTTGAGGAGGCCGGAGAACGGAGTGTAACGAAAAAGCTTAATGGCCACGCATATGCCAAAGATTGACCTGAAAGATTTTGAGGCTGTCCGGATGAAAACCGGAGTCCATTACCGGAACACCGAGATAACCGTCCGGGCAGCCGGAGAAGGTGCAGAGCCTACCTATGAGTTCTATTTCTCATCGGAGGACGGCGTTTCGAATCGCTGGATGTGGGTGGAAGCTCAGGAGCGCTATGTGTACGGCACAGAGGTTCTGCTGCACGGACAGGAAAACGTGGATATGAGTTGGATTGCCAGCGGGAACGCCCCGTTCCTGAAAGACCATCGCATGAGCGAGCAGGCAGGCGTTATTCTTGGCGCGGAGATTGATGAAAGCGCAAGAAAAGGAAAAATAACCGGGCTGAAGTTCAGCCGGTCGCAGCTGGGGCAGGATCTGAAAGCCGACATTGACGACGGCGTGAGGAAAAACGTTAGCGTAGGCTACGTGATTCTTGAAGTGGTTGAAGCTGAGGCCCCGAAACGCGACACTCCGGGCGTGTACCATGTTACCCGCTGGAAGCCTTACGAGGTTTCGAGCGTATCGATTCCCGCAGACGAGACCGTCGGCATGCGGTCGAAAGAGCAGGATTTCGAAATGATTGTTTATCGCAAAAGAAGCCTTACAAACCCAAACGGAGAAGGGACCATGGACCCTGAAAAAGACACCGAACGCGGGAACCAGAATCCCGCTCCTCAGACAATCGACGTGAAAGTCGGTGAAGTCGAATCTGATGCCTCTCGCATCTACAAAATTGCCGACCTTAACCGGGAAGTTTTTCCCTTCGGCCGTGATCTTGCCTCGGAGGCAATTGCCCTGCGCAAAACATCGGATGAATTCTGGAAGGAGTTCCAGCCGGCCCTGCTCGATTACCAGAGAAAGCAGGCAACCCTGAAGATCGGTATGACCGACAAGGACAAGGAGCGGTTCAGCCTGCTCCGGATCAGTCAGGCGCTCGACCCGAACTGCCCGGAAGTGGGAATGGACGATATCAGGTTTGAGCGTGAGATATCCGCCGATTACTGCAAGCAGCGTGGCATATCGAGCGAGCGCGGCGGAATTATTGTGCCTCTGGAAGCCATTCCCCCCCGTGCGTCCCGCGCGGCAATCATCAGCTCCGGCACCGGCGCGGGCGTTGTTGAGGAGTTTGGCAGCGGCGAGGTTATCGAGTACCTCCGCCCTCTGTCCGTTCTCGGTCGGGCAGGCGCCCGCTTTATCAGCGGTCTGGTCGGAAAATTCGATATGGCAAAGATCGGCGTTGGAACCACATCCTACTGGGTCGGCGAAAAGACCGAGGCAGGAGATGACGTTACCACGTCCGCCATAGACCTCGACCTGCTCCAGTTCCTGATTCACACCGTGGCCGCATCTCAGGGAATTACCCGCCAGATGCAGAAGCAGACCTCGTCCTACGATGTCGAATCGATTGTTCGCGGTGACCTGTACCAGAGCCTTGCCGATGCAATCGACCTGGCTAGTCTTGCCGGAACCGGGTCGAACAGCCAGCCTACCGGCGTGATGTACACTACATCCGTCGGAACCGAGGCGCTTGCCACGGCCAACACTCCCCTGTGGAGCGACGTGGTGAACATGGAAACCACCGTTGCCGAAGCCAATGCGCTGAGAGGATCGCTGGCGTACATTGCCCACCCGACACCTGTCGGTACCATGAAGCAGACGCTGAAGGCTTCCGGCGTGAGCGGGTTTATCGTGGAAGGCGACCAGTGCAACGGGTACCCGATCATGAGGAGCACCAACGCTCTCAAGGGCGCCGTGAAAGAAACCATTTTCGGCAACTGGAACGAGCTGATGGTGGGCATGTGGGGCGGTCTGGAACTGATTGTGAACCCCTACAAGCACAGCGAGAAAGGCATTACCGTGCTGACGGCGTTCCAGGACCTCGATACACAGGTACGGCATCCGGCGTCGTTCGTTTACACCACAAACCCGGCGTAACCGGCGCTTAACCACAAGGACATAACGAAACATGTGGATCACACTGATTAAAGGGATGAACGTCCTCCTCAAAAACGGCACCGTGTCCCCGGAGAATCCGGGGGCCGTTGTCGAGGTGGGGGACAGGTTTGGCCGGCAGCAGATTGCCGCCAAACGTGCCGAGCCGGCAGATGAATCAGAGGAACCGGCCGTACAAGTTGAGAACCGCGAGGATGCGCTGAAAAGCAAAATGGCAAAGCGCTGATGTCCTTTCAGGAGGACATATCGCTGTTTTTTGATGCGGCGAGCGGCGCGGCGGTATCGGCAGTGTTCAACAACACTCCAATATCGGTGATATTTGACGCCGAGCACTACACAGCGGCTGGTGAAGGGGCCGATATATCGACCTCTCAGCCGATGGCAACGTGCAGGGCTCAGGATGTTGCCGGTATCGAGCAGGGTGATTCCGTAACGGTTGCCGGTACGTCCTATTCAGTGGCCGACGTGCAGCCGGACGGAACCGGGGTTGTGGTACTTATTCTTCAGGAGGCGTAATGGCGCATGTCAGACAACAGATCAGGGAATACGTTGTTACGGAGCTCACGGGGCTGTCGACAACGGGCACGAATGTTTACCCGTCACGGGTGTTGCCGGTACCAAACGAGTTGATGCCATGCCTGTGCGTGTACCTTGGCAAGGAATCCGGAGGCGAGAATGACGTTCCGCTCAACTGCAGCGGCCGGACTCTTGAGGTGGTGATTGACGCGTATGTTTCCGGACAGGATGCCGACGATACCCTCAACGAGATATCCGCCGAAATTGAAACCGCGCTGTTTGCAGTTCCAGCAATGGGCGGACTGACACGGGGGATCTACTTCCGAAGCATGGCGACCGTTTACCCGACCGATGCGGCAAAGCCTTTCGGCATACAGCGCAACATTTTTGCCGTAGAGTACGTGATTGAAGATGGAGACCCGGAAAATGCCGTCTGAACCAGAAAAAACCGTCCGGATGCAGGGGCCGAAAGGCGATATCCGGGATGTTGTCCTTTCGATGGTCGAGATTATGGCCCAGAGAGGATGGAAAGAGTGTAAAGAGAAGAAACCAAAACAAGTAAAACCATCTAGGGAGCATAACCATGGGTAAATCGTTAGGAAACTCGGCTGAAGCTTATGTTGGCACGCATAAGATTGCTGGCGTGAAAATGATTGAGGTTGACGAGGGAGAGCGGAACTTCGTTGAAAGCGAAGAGTTGAGCGTCGACGACCGTCCTGAAACGTTTGTTGGCAAAATGTCCAGCATCGGGATCCGAATTCTCGCTGAGCGTGACGATGCCGACACAAACGGGCAGGCCGCACTTATTGCCGCATTCCGGGCAGCGACTACGGTTGCAGTAAATATTTTCCCCGAAGGAAATACCGCCGGAAACGCGAAATGGGCATACACAGCTTACGTCCAGAAACCCGGCGCGATCTCCTTCGAGAACGGGAAAATTCCCGGATACGAATTTTCGCTGCGGGTAAGCGGAGACGTGACGGAATCGGCTGTTTCGGTGTAGGCTGGAGTTTGGCGGGTAGCTCAACAGGCAGAGCAGCGGTCTCCAAAACCGCCGGTTGAGGGTTCGAGCCCTTCCCCGTCAGCAAATTTGTTTGGAGGAGTATTTTAAATCAATGTTTTGGAGGAAACATGCCGTCTTTTATTGAACAGATCCAAGCTATCTATGATAGCATGCCGCTTGAAAAACTTCAGGTCCCTGAATGGGAAACTGCAGAAACCGGTGAGGTTTTCGTCTATTACAAGCCTGCCACCCAGCACGAGCTCGAGCTTGTAACCAGAGAGATCCCTGAAAACGCAAAAGGCTCGCGCTTTAACGTCCAGCTGGTAATTCTGAAAGCTCTCGATTCCGAGGGACGGCGGCTTTTTGTGAACGGCGACGCAGACAAGCTTTCCCGTAAAGGGTTTGCCAATGTGGTCAATCGCCTGGCAAATGCTATGGTTAAAACCCCAACCATAGAGGGTGCTGAGGGAAACTGACATCCAGCCCGGAACTGATGGATTGGTACGGGCTGGCGCATGAACTGAAGATGCCGGTAGCAAGGGCGCAGCGAGAAATATCGCTACAGGAGTTCCGGCACTGGCAGGCATTTTTCAAGATAAAAAACGATAGACGGGAGCGGCGGCGTGGGAAGTAGTCAGGACATCAAATACAAAGTCCGGGCGGAAAACGATTCCCAGGCCGCGTTTCGTGCGTTACTTGGCGACGTGAAAGGAGTTGAGCGCGAGCTTAAAGCGTTGACTGCGCAATCAGCTTACACGGGTCGCGCAATGAACGATAATGCGGCCCGAGCATCTTCCGGGTTCAAAAACCTTTCAGCCTCACTTTTTTCCATAAAAAGCGCAATAGCTGGAGCTGGTATAGCGTATGCCGGTCGCGAAATGCTTGATGCCAGCATGAAGGCAGAAGCGTTAAGCAGAGGCTTCACCGTGGCTACTGGTAGCGCAGAAGCTGCCTCGAAAGAACTGAAATGGCTGCGCGATACCACTCAGTCACTCGGAGTTGATTTTTACTCTGCTGCAGATGCGGCAAAAGGGTTTACGGTTGCATCCCGTGATATGGGTATGTCGTCGGCAGATTCCCGCGATATTCTGAAAGGCGTTATGGAAGCCTCAGTCGCTCTTGGCCTTTCGACAGAGCAGACATCCGGCGCGCTCAACGCCTTGCAGCAGATGATGAGCAAGGGGAATGTGCAGGCTGAAGAACTGAGGGGACAGCTTGGAGAGCGCATTCCCGGCGCATTCAATATGGCAGCAAAAGCCATGGGCGTTTCCACGCAGGAACTGAACAAAATGCTTGAGCAGGGCGAAGTTCTGGCATCTGATTTATTGCCGAAATTAGCCGACGTGCTGCACGACAAATTCGGTGCGGCAGCAGTTGACGCCGGAGGATCTGCCGCCGCCGCCATGGCTCGTTTTGATACTGCGGTAATGGATTTGAAAGTAACAATTGCCGACGGAGGGTTTGTTGAGGCTCTCACCGATACAGTTAAAGACCTTACTGCATATGTCGCCGAGAATAAAGATGAGGTTATCGAATTTGCCTCCGCTATCGGGAAAATCGCATCGTCAAGCCTTGATGCTGCGGCCGGGATTGCGAAAAGCCTTACCCCGGCGATATCCGGCCTTGCAGGAGTAATTAGGGAAATACCATCTGCGTTTCTTTATGCCTGGCTTGGCGGCAAACTTGGCGGACCATGGGGCGCCGGTATTGGCGCGGTCGCCGGGTTGACGGCCGACACTTGGGTAAAATGGGCGAGCAACGACGACAATGCTGACCTGCGGGCAATTCAAGCAGCAAAAGGAAGGAAGTCGAAGTACATGACGCTCGACGAGTTTATCAATGCCACATCCGCACCGGAAACCGTCGTTTCCGCCGAAGGCAGGAAATCCGGAACGTCACCTTCTCCTTCAGCTGTTGCCGGCGGCGGGCGCGGGGGGACTTCTGCGGCTGACAAGGCGGCGCGTGAGGCGAAAAAGGCGTATGAGGAGCATGCGAAGGCGGTGGAGAAGGCGACAGAGTGGTATGCTGAGCAGACCGAAGAGGTCGAGGGGGCGTATGCGGCCAACAAAGAATTCAAAAAAATTACCGAAATGCTTGCCCTGCTGCAGAGCGAGGGCCTGATTTCGAAAGAGGAGGAGATCCGCCAGCTCGAGTATGCAAGAATAGCTTTACAGAAATTCACGGTTGCCGCTCAGAACGCGTCTCCCGATATGGACAAGCTTATCGGCGACAGGCCGGACCTATTTGGCGACGACGTGCGCAATTCCATTGACGGCACAGCCGCAGGCCTGCAAGATATCAGGTATGCCATGGAGCAGAGTGGCATAAAAATCAAGGGGTGGAATTCGTTTGTTTCGGCCTACGAGCAGTACCAGGAGTACCAGAAGCTCGATGGAGGTGCCGGTTCCGGATCGGCGCTGTTCAAAAGCATCGGCTCGGCCATTCAGGGCATCGGGCAGGTCGTTGGTGGAGGGGTCGGCAACGCAATCAGTTCGACGGCTGGTTTGGCGCTGGCCGGGTTTAAAGTCGGCGGGCCGATAGGCGCGATTGTCGGTGGTGTTGTTGGCCTTGTTTCGTCAATTTTTGGGGGAGGTAGCAACTACGAGGAGGAGAGGGCGCAAAGAGATGATTTGCGTGGTCAGATCTATGATAATATGGTTGAGTCCGCGTTGTCCGGCGGCACGGAATCGCTGAAACTGCTAAGGGCAACAAGGTACAATTATGACGCATTGAAAAACTATGCGGATCCCGGTTACCCCGGAATGAAATCCGGCACGTCAGGCCGTCTCTTCGAGGATCGCGGCACCAAGGAACTCAAGAAGCTTCAGGAGGCGCTGAGCGTACTTGACCAAGCAGGGAAAACGATTAATGAGTTTATGCGCCCGGGATTGATAAATGATCTCGATTCGGCAAAAGTGCTTCTTGAGTATACCATAGCTCAAGTCGGAGATTTGTCTCAAGCTACCGCCGCATATTGGGATTCCGTGATCAGCACGGTTACAGGCATCAACGCTGACAGTGTTGCAGAACTGATGCTTAACTCAATTGCTCTTGCAACAAACAGCGACCAGGCTGCGAGGATCTTCGCAGAAGGGCTTGAACAGCAGCTGGTGCAGAGCCTGAAAAATATGGCCGTGGCGCAACTTGTGAACGACGTGGTGATGGAGCAGCTGCAGCCGGCAATGAAAACGATTGTGCAGGGGATGATAAGCGGCGACATGACTTCCGCCGACATGGCGGCTCTGGTTTCGCAGGCCCAAAATCTCGCGTCTACCATTGCCCCTGTAGTATCAGAGCTTTACAACGCCTTCGACCAGATATCGCTCAACCAGTACGTGTATTCCGGCACGCCCATCGAGGCCCGTGCCTATGGCGGTTCGGTAACATCCGGTCAGCCCTACATTGTAGGCGACCGCCGGCAGCCGGAGCTTTTTGTTCCGGGATCGGACGGGTACATTTTTCCAGAAGTCCCTGGAAGCGGGTCCGGATCGGTGCAGGTGGTAATGCCCGCAACCATAAAGGTGCAGATCGGCGACCGAGAATTCAACGCCTACCTCGACGAGCAGGCCGTCCGGCGTGAAAGCAGAATAGCCGTTACCGGAAACCGAACAGCAAGGACGGTGTACTGATGCTGCTGCTTACAATCAATTACAACGGTGAAACAGTGCGGTGCAGCACCGAAACCAGGCCGCTGGAACACCAGTGGCACGGCGTGGTGAGCCGAATCGATCCCATTATTGTCCGGTCGAACTTCGACTTCGGCGGGTACCTCAGGGTATCCATGCCGACAGTCCGCTTCACTCCGGCGCTGTTCGACCCCGCAGAGGGCCTCATTTCGGTTTTTCCTCCGCCGAAAACCCTGCTTGCGGTGGTCGCGGCGACGGATTCGGACGAAGCATCAGCCGAAACGCTCTGCAGTGGAACACTGGTCCGCACCAGATGGAGCGAGAAGGAAATTGTGTATACCCTCTACAGCAACCCGTACCTTCCTATTCCCGGCGCTAGGGAAGAGCTCAGCGTTCAGTACTCGGCAAATAAATCGAGCTGGCACAGCAGCTACCAGAACGGCGACCTCTACCTTCGCACATCAACCGACGGGGCCACATGGAGCGGGAGCGTTCAGTTTGTCATGCCCGGGGGAACATCGCTTGCAAGCTGGGGGCCGACAACCAACCTGGTTACAGGGTTCTTTACCCGGCTTTGCACGGAGCTCGGGCTCACGCTCGACAGCACTCATGCAATGGCGAGCCCGCCGGTAGTAACCGGCACCGTTTCGGGAAACTCGCTGCTGCTCGACGTAGCCGACGGCGTTGCAGCCTACTTTGGGCTGTTCTTCTGGATCGACCCTGAAAGCATGACGCTGCACCTCGTCGACAACGTTGCCGAAACCGGCACACCGATCGATTACGGCCGGTTCGGCTTTGTCCGCACGCCAGTTTATACCGACATGGTGCCGGTAAACACCGTAAGCGACGGGACTGGGTTTGTGTATACGGTGGGAGAATCGACGTTTGGGCAGGAGGTTTCGGCCGGGCAGGGCCTGTATGCCACAGATAACAGGTATCTGAAAAAAATCGCCGATTATCTGGCGAAGCAACAGATCGAGTTTACCGTTCCGGAGAGTTATGGCGTGTTTCAGTGCGGGAGGAAAGCGTCCTTCATTGAATCGAGAACCCCGGTTGAAGTTGGCGCCGAAATGCTGATGAGAAGCGTTCAGTACGACCTCCAGTCGAAAAAAACAACGCTGATCGGTGAGGGGGTGATCGCATGAAAGTAATCTACTCCGATACCATCGAATCGATCACGCTTGTAAGCGGCACGGCCGACGCGGAATACCCTCTGACAAACCTTCAGAACGGCCACCCGCGCAAGCCATTCCGATCGACAGGCAACTCCTGCGCTATCCGCATTGTCGAACAGGGAAAAGCCACGGCTCTTGCTATTGTGCTGACCAACACAGACGATGTGTCGATTGCGTCGATGATTGCACAAACCTATGAATGGGGTCAGGACGAAGCCGGGGCCACAATAACGGCCGGCCAGGACGAAGCCGGAGCCGCTGTCGCGTTTGTCGACGAGTCGGCTGAATCAGATGCCTGGACGCAGGAACACGAAAATTACGACGGTGAAAGCGGGTTTTTCTTTGTAGAGTTCCAGCCGTTGGGCTCATCAGGGAAAAGGACGATCGACATCACCCTGACGACGCTGAACCATAGTTACGTAAGCGTTGGTCTTATTATTGCCGGTGAATTGCTGAACTATCGCGATTTCCGGCACAGCAGCTACAAAGGCGGGTACATCGACAACGGCACAGAAATAGCCTTGCACGATGGCTCGGCATGGTACAAGCCAGGCACGGTGCAGCGCACCCCCGAGGGGCATGTGGTGATGTATTGCGGCATCGACGGGGCCGATCCTGACGGCTATTCATCGTACAAGGAGTTCGAAGAAAAAGTAGTGCGGCCGCTTGGGAAAACTCCATGCGCATGGAAACTGAGTAACAGCGGTAAACTCGGCAACATTTTTGCCGGGCTCGACGAATTGCCGTCCCAAGTGGCGCATGGATTACACTATAAACTGGTCAGTCTCAAATTCAGGGAAAAACTGTAAATGGCAAATCTCAATTTTAAAACATCCCTCACGGGAGGAGGCCTCACAGCAGTAGACCGCAACGTCACGGGCATGAAAGTTGACGGCTCCTATTGCTGGGCGTCAATTTCGAACGTGCTTTACTGCTACAGGTTCAGTGGCTCAAGCCTTGCCACAGCAGACGGGCTGATGGTAATCATTCCGTACGACCAATCATCCGGGACTGCAGGCCGGTGGCTGCTGCAGCGAACAAAATACCTGCAAGAGGCGCAAAGCACCACAGACCTTGAGATCACCGCCGACGGCAAGGGGATTGTGTTTTCGGATGGAACAAAAATTACCCGGCAAGCCGGAGGCGGGTTACGGATCATCCCGAAGTCCGATGCGTATCCCGTCATAGTCAGGAATGCCGCAAATGATGCTGATGTGCTTGTGCTGAAGCCGCTCAGCGATGCGGAGGCGATTGCTGGCGAGATTACGAACCAGCCTCCGAGTGCCGCAAGCATGGCGGCCGCGATTAATGACGCTTGTGATGCAAGACATCTTTATGCTCAATATCAGCATACTGCGGCAAGTGGTACCGATGGTGGAACAGCAACAAGTGGTGATTGGCGGACGCTTCCGATCACGGCAGAGACTGTTGACGAGATAGGGTGCTCCCTTTTATCAGATGTGATAACCCTCCCGAAAGGGAGATATGAGGTAGAATTCAGCCATACCTTTTTTTATACCTTAGAAAGTATTGTGCGTCTGGTTACAACACCTACTGGTGGTACAGCAGCTTATCGTTACTCGATGGTCGATTGGTCGTACGGCAGTTCAACGTGTTTGGTGGAAGGCAAGGCTGTCGTCGATTTTGTGGGTACGAATGGCGGTACTCTTGCGTGGCAATATCGAACAGCAGTCAGTCGATTGTCATCCGGCCTTGGCGTTGGTGCGAGTTTTGGTGTTACAAATATTTTCGGGACTATAGAGGTACGAAAGATCGGGTAACCCTGAGTATAGACAAATTGTTAAACACCAATTAAACGTACACTAAATCAGACCTTTCATATGTCAGAGAATTGTTGCACAGATATTGTCCGGCATGACGAACGACTGAACGCCGTCGAGGAACGGCTCACGAAAGGCGAAGTATCAATCGAAAAGCTTTTCGACAAGCTCGAAAGTAATACGAAGTGGTTGATCGGGCTTTTCTTCAGCGAAACCTTGCTCCTTATAGCTGCGCTTGGGCTCCTGGTGAAAATATCGGGCAGTCTGCCAAAATGATGATTTATGTCGGACTTGCCCTGTGCGCAGTGATTCTGGCTGCCGGGCGCGACATCCGCGAAAAACCAAAAAAAAGAAACTGATCATGAGCGATGTCATCAGAATAGCGCAGGAAGTACTGAAAGACCGTGGATTTTATGCCGGCTCCATCGATGGACTTGCCGGAAAGAAAACTCACGATGCCGCGGTGGCGGCCATCGGCAAAAAATACGGGCTTATTCCTGACCCGCGCAGGGCTGAAGAGTATGCAATCATGTTCGTGCAGGACTACGCCATTACGCTTGGCCTCGATTCCGGTCCGGTAGACGGCTGGTACGGGCAAAAAACCGCCGATGCGGTAAAGCATATCTGCCGGACGATAGCCCAGCCTGTTCCGTCGCGCAAGCCCGGCACAATTCTTTCTGAGCAGGACTTTGCCGATGCGTCCCGCGATGCCGGTATCGAGCTTGCCATGGTAAAAGCTATCACATCGGTAGAGAGCCGGGGCCGCGGATTCCTGTCCACCGGAGATCCGGTCATCCTGTTCGAAGGGCACGTGTTCTGGGCTCAACTCGAAAAGGCGGGTAAGTCCCCTCAGAAGATATCGCTTACGCTTCCGCAAGGGATACTTTATCCCAAATGGGTGAGCAGCTGGTACATCGGCGGTGCTGGCGAATGGGGGCGCCTCGGTATTGCTGCAGAGGTTGACCAGGGCGCGGCTATGCAGTCCGCAAGCTGGGGGCTCCTGCAGGTGCTGGGGCTTCATTTCAAAGCCTGCGGGTACACCAGTGTGCATGCGTTTGTCGAGGCCATGCGCCAGAGCGAGAAAAACCAACTTGTCGCCGCGCTGAGGTTGATGGCGAGCATGCCGGGGATGCTGGCGGCTATCAAGGCTCTCGATTTCAAAGGCATTGCCCTGCGCTGGAACGGTGCAGGCTACGCAAAGCACGGCTATCACTCCCGGCTTGCACAGTCTTACCGGAAATATTCTTGAAAACTTAACTTATAAGTTGATTTATGGACCAGATCATCCAGCAGATTATCAGCATTTTCGACCCCTACTACATCATCGTAGTCGTTTTTGGCGTCTACAGTGTTTCCAAAGCGCTCGAGCGGTACGTTCCTGCGCTGATCCCTGCACGGGTTTCCGCGTGGGTTGTGGCGTCAAAAAATCCGCTCTTTGCCGTCATCATGCAGGACTGGAAAAAGTGGGTTACCGTCGCCATCGGCGCTGGCGCGGGAGTGCTTTTTGTGCAGGCCGGGTGGATGACGCTCCGGCAGGCCATCCCCAGCTTTTTGCTGGCCGAGGTAGGGTACAGCTACCTCATAAAATACATTTTCACGGCGCTCAAAATCGGATACCAGCATGATTAGCCTTATAGCCAAACTCATGCCCTACAAATGGGCAATCACCGCCGGCGCGGTGGTGCTGATCCTCTCAGGAATCTATGTAAAGGGTCGGGCCGACGGCAAGCATGCCGAACGGACGCGGTGGGAGAATCGCATGGTGGCGGTGCGGCACAAGATCGATATCCTCGAGGCAGAAAGCGACAGTCTGGCATACTACCGTCAAAAAGCCGCCGCCGCCGAAATTGCGGCCGCACAGAGCCATACTGCAGCGCTTTCCGGCAAGATCGAGGCGCAAAAACCGGAGATCAACGTCTGCGGCCCGATGCCGAAACCGGCAATCGATCTCTACAACGATGCCGTAAGGGGGGCAAAATGAAAAGAATCGCTGTAATGCTCATGCTCACGCTCGGCGCGTGCGCAATAACAATCCCGGCCGTCACGAAGTTTCCACAGCCGCCCGTTGATCTGCAGGACCCTCCGCCACTCACGCCCCTGCGGGACGGCGCCATGATGAGCGATCTACTGCAGAACGCCAACTTGAACTACGGGCAGTACCATATAGTGAGCGCAAAGCTTCGGGCGTGGAACCGGTGGTACGACGAGCAATCGAAATTATTCAAAAAAAAGTAAGGAGCAAAAATGGCAATCACATGGACCGAAACGCTTTATCCTGTCGGCGGCGACACCGGAGGAGGTTACAAAGAAGAAGTTGACCTGCTTCTTACCGGCACAGGGACGCTTGCCGCCGCCGAAATTGCGGCAAGCCCTGACCTTGGTGCACGCCCGTTTTCGGCTGTTCAGGTGCTCTGGACTTCCGGAGCCCTGACCGGTCAGGTACAGAGCGACAACAGCGGGGTTGATGCAAACTATTCCGCCCCATACGACGAAGAAGGCGCTGTTCTTCCGGCAATATTTTCAGCGCTTGGCGCGGCACGGCTGTTCAGTAATCCGAAAATCCCGGCAGCACGCCGGAACCGGGTGCTCTTTACAGCCGACGCGGCCGGGTTCGAAGGCACAATCTACATCTTCGCTTCCCGGAGGCGTGGGTAATGGGGTACGGCATTAAAGCATTCGGGTTTGGGCCGTACGGCGGCGTACGCAAGTTCGGAGCTGACCGATTCGGCAATTTAGGCACCCCCCTCGTAAAAGGTGCGGAATGGAACGAGGTCTCAGACGCCTATGCCGATATCGGAAGCAAATCACCGGTGCATGAAACACTCCGTGTCTGCCTCGTCACTCCCGGACTTGAGGGATCTGCCGACGTAGTGCTTGACCAGCTCGACTACACGCGTGACGCACAAAATAACTCTGTATCTCTCGATGGCTCGCAAGGTCACGTGATGCTCCGCATCCCGCGGCTCTACTATGGATACAGTTACATAAACAATACTCATAAGTGGGAGGTCTCGTCAAGCAAATGCGGCAGAACCCCTAATCTGCACCCCGCATTTTTTAAAGCGGGCGTGGAAGTCCCTTATCGATACATCGGAATCTACAATGCATGTGGGTATGATGTAAGTGCCGGAGCGTATATCGACGGCGACGGAACGAATAGCTGGCTTGATAAAATCAACGACAAGCTTGGCTCTATTGCTGGTAAGAAACCGATCAGCGCCATTACCCGTGCGCAAGGTCGGGTGATGGCGGCAAACGTCGGCGCAGGTTGGCAGTTGATGGACTTCAACCTGTATTCGTTAATGAAGTTGCTTTATGTTTCAAAGTACGCCGATCTCGACAGCCAGAGTGTGCTTGGAAATGGCAACACGAGATTCGCTACTTGGAGCTTCACTAACTGTATCTCGGCCACAGGCAAAGTAAAATCAATATCCGCCCCGGGACAATCAACGTCTGGTGGAAATTCTGGCGATTATGTAAATTTATTCGGGATTGAAGACCCTTTCGGAGGGATTTGGGGATTTATTGATGGTTGGAATATCAATAGTGGTGTAAACTACGTCTGTAATAACCCTGCAAACTTCGCGGACAATGCAGGCCCGACATCTGCCTATGCGCTCTATGGATCGACAAATCCTACATCGGGCGGGTGGCAGAATGCTCTACAGCAGAATATCAGTATGCTCCCGGGATCAGTCGGAGCAGGCTCGACGACGAAAGTCACTGACTACTACAACTATGCCTCGGGCTGGCGGGTTCCGTTTATCGGAGGCCCTGCGCACTCTGGCTCGTATGCCGGGCTCTGCTATCTGTA